TTAGCGGTGAGTCGGTGCGCTTCTCCAGCCGGATCCGCGCCCACGTGGCCTCCTGGGTGGCCGGGTCCTCGGGGTCGAAGCGGACGTTGGAGCCTGGCGAGTTGGGTCCGCCCGGCGTCGGTGGGTCGACCACGATGCTCACGTGGCGCAGGTCCAGCGCTTCGGAGATGATCGTCCTCTTCACCTCCGTAGCCAACCGAGGCCACCGCTCGGCCAACGCGCCCGGCTTCCCCACATACTCTGCCAAGACCAGGTGGGCGGTGGCTCGGGACAGGGTAAGGGTCAGCTCCTCACGTCGGGTCTTGACCTTGGCCGAGATGGTGTCGTAGCGCGCCTGATCGATCTTGTCGTCCAGCCAGTCGTCGGTGGCCTCGGAGAGTTTCGCCTCCAGCCGGGCCAGCTCGGCGGCGATGGCGTCGGTGTCCACCCGGGACTCGGGCGCCATCAGGTCGGCCAGCTCGGCGCCGTCGATCCACTGCGTCACCAGGTCGGTGATGTGGTCCTCGGTGAGCTGGTAGTCGATGCCACCGGCGCCACAGCGGGGCGTACAGAGCTGGCGCCGGCAGGCCAGGGTGACCCGGACGGCGCCTCCGGTCTGGCGGAGCATCGCCATCCCGCACTGCGAGCAGTGGACCAGCGTCGCCAGCGTCGACGCGTTACGTGGCCGTGTCGAGGGCATCGCCCGCTCCGCCAGCGCCGAGCGGACCTGCCCGTAGCTCTCGGTCGGGCAGATCCCCGGCACCTTCGATGGCCCGAGGATCTCGCCCTGAAAGGCCAGCAGGCCGAAGTTGCGAGGGGTCGTCACCACCGAGGCCACGCTCGACACGTCCCACGGTCGGTCGCTCCTCTTACGCTCGACACCGTTGGCGTTGAGCCACCGGGCCACCGTAGTCAGCGCTTCGCCCCGCAGCACCCGCTCGACCATGGCCGCTACCCACCGGGCCTCGTCCTCGCAGATGGTCGTGGTGTCGGCCCAGCCGAGGCAGGCGCCCGAGGTGGGCAGACCTTTCTCCTCCCGGCGCGCCTTGGTGGCCCGCTTGACCCGCCAGGAGATTATGGCCGTCTCGTACTCGGCCGAGTTGACCTTGTCTTGGAGGCGCTTGCGCCCGTTGGCGGTATTCAGCCTCATCTCCTCGTCCTCGGAGCAGTCCCACACCTCCAGGTCTGTCTCCCGCACCCGGCGCAGCAGGTCCACGCATTCGTCCATCCGGCGCAGGATCCGGTCGACGCGGCTGAAGGCGATGGCATCGGCCTCACCGCGGTCGATCATCCTCATGGCCTCGGCATACTCCGACCGCTTCCGGGTGGCGAACTCGGAAGCGCTGCGGTCGCCCTGGCCCAGCTCGGCCACCACCGTTCCACCCTGGCGCTCCACCAGACCGTAGAGCTCGGCGCGCTGGCGCGCCGCGTCGCGCTGCATGTTGGGGTCGCCGATGGAGAGCCGGAAGTAAATGATCCAGCGGAGGTTGGTCTTCTTGGGCGTGACGCGGCCAGTAGGGCTGCGGGTGGTCATCGTTTGTCTCCTTGAGTGAGGTGACCCTGGCGCCGCTGTGGCGCCCGGGGGAGCCGTAACCATATCCGGCGCCGGAGACTTTAGGTGATCGTGGGGAGGTGTAGTCACCTAAAACACCCGGCGATGTGGCGTTTCGCCCGCGCGACACACCCTCGGTTCTAGGATCCCCGAGGTCTCACTCGAACCTAGGAGGTACATCATGGCCGACGTGGAGAAATCCCGTCCAGAGCCTGACTTCGGCTGGCATCCGCACGCCGATTCCAACGGCGCGCTCCCGGCGCCGTACACCATCATCGGACCGGACGGGGAGAACATCTACATCGACCCACGGGAGGCAGCCGGTCTGGACGAGCGGCTGGGGGCGTGGCTGCCGAGGCCAGCGGATCTGCCCGATTGGCGTCAGTGGCTGGTCGACGACTGGAACCGCTACGGGCGCCTGACCGCGATCCAGCCGCTGCTCAACTCAGTGTCGGCGGGCCAGCACCAGTTCAAACCGGAGTGGGAGTGGCGAAACGCCAGCGAGGCCATGCTCTGGTTCGTCGGCCACGAGATGTGCGACCTGCTGGCGGGCGCAGCGCCGACGATGCCGTCCGCCGTCCTCACCCCCGATCTGGTGCCCGACGCAGCCGGGCTGGTCGTTTTCCAGACTCCCCTGGCCGGACTCGACTCCACCGGCTCGGGCCTCAACTGCAACACCGGGGCGTACCTGTGGGGCCAAGCGCTGTGGGAGAACACCGGCGAGCCGGTCATCGGCATCACCGTCTACGGCCCGGGCGCCGTCGACCGGCAGTACCCGCTGATGCCGCTGGGCTCTCTGGTCTGGCCCTACGGGCGCAGCGTTGACGATCCGCTGACCGACGCACAGTTCGCGCAGGGCGGCGACCTGACCGACACCCAGGTGGCGTCGATGTGCGAGGACCGTCGACGGCTGGCCGCGCTGTGGATTCTGTCGTCGCAGCCCGGGCTGGCCGATCCAGTGGAGGCGCGGGCGCCGAACCGGGCGGTGGCGCGCCGCTTTGGCCGCTCCAGGGACGGCCTCGACCCGAGGGTGAAGATCATCCAGCTCCGCCAGCGTCACCGGCCGCGGGACTCCGAGGCGCCACCGCCCGGCACCCGCACCTATCGCCACCGCTGGATCGTGGAGGGGTACTGGCGTAACCAGGCCTACGGCCCCGGGTACAGCCAGCACCGGCCCAAGTTCATCGAGTCGTTCCTCAAAGGACCAGCGGAGGCACCCCTTCTGCGCCCGGCCGACAAGGTGAAGTCATGGACGAGGTGAGCTTCGTGACCGAGCCAGAGCCGCGCACCCGGGCGGAAGCGTTGGCGCTCCACGCCCGACTCCTGACGGAGCTCGCCGCCGACCTCCAGATCGTGGCCGGGCGGCTGGCGAAGCTGGCGATCCTGGTCACCGACTGGGCCGCACAGGTCGACAGCGAGCCGCTCAATGACGCCGACGCACAAGACCGGCTAGACCAAGAAAACTACGAGGCCAGCATCGCCCCGGAGGGACCCAAGGAGTACTGGCGAGCCAAGATGGTCGGCCACTACACGTACGGTGCTGATCATCACGTCATGACGGACGCCGAGTTTGAGAATGACTGGGACGAGTCATGACCGAGCCAGAGATCCTCGTCACCCACCCCAACGGACGCTGCTACGGCCACCTCGAATGGGGCGCCCGGGGCACCGAGCTCGTCATCGACCACTGCGAATGCCCACTCGGGCACCCGCCTGCCGGGTGCGCCGTCTGCGGGGCCACCGACACCCCGATCATCGGCCCACGCCGACGTCTGCCCAGGTGAAGTCGGCCCCGATCACCCGAGAGCCACCTCGCCGCCCGCTCCTGGGACCGGCGTGGCGGTGGATGGGCGCATACCCACCGGGCCACCCTCGGGGCACGAGGAGGCCCGAGGGTGACCGGCGACCGAATGGTGCCGCCCGAGGGTTCCGAGCCGGAAGGCCCGGGCTGGATGAAACCCTGGCGTCCCCAGCCCGGCGTCACCTTCCTGGCCTTCGGCGCCTACACCCGGTCGCTGGTGGCGGTGGAACCCCCACCGCCGCGGGGACTGGTTGGCGTTGACGTCCAGGGTAAGTGGAACCACGGCGCCAAGGACACGCTCTCGCTGATCGTAGGGGCCCATACGGCCCGGGAATGGGGCGCAGCTCTGATCGAGGCAGCCGACGCGGCCGAGCGCGACGAGGCCACGGTGAAGCGCCGTCTGGAGGAGGAGCCGTGATCGGGCGGACGACGCTGCGCCTCTACATCGCCGGGCGGCTGGTGGACGAGGCCACCGTCCTCGAAGACGGCGTGGAGGAGGTGGCGGCGCGCCACGTGGAGATGGCCGAGGCAGCCGAGAAGGCCGGGCAGCGCTTCATGGTCGAGGTCGTCTTCGCCGACGGGGAGCACGTCCGGTGGGGCACGGACCCGGGCGGGATGGTGGAGCCGACGCCCACCGAGGACGTCGGCGACAGCCTCCGCAGGCGCTTCGAGCAGCCCTAGGTCTTACCGTTCTGGGTGGGCAGCGCCACCACGACGATGGCGAGCCCACCCAGAATCCCGATGACCGCCAGCAGGTCCACGTCGAGGCTGCGGTTACGGATGAGGATGAGGATCGAGAGGACCAGAACCGCCACCCCGAGCAGGATCAGAGAGGCGATTTGGCGGACCCGGCTCACGTCACCGGCGCCGTCCACGTCGCCGCCCACGTCTCCGGGCCGACGATGCCATCTACGCCAAGACCTTTCTCCGCCTGGAACTGCGAGCACGTGTCGGCGCTGGCCGGGCCGTACTGGCCGTCGGCGACGATGCTCCAGCCTCTCGCCGCCATCTGGCGCTGCCAGGTCGTCACGTCGGTCCCCTGCATGAGCGGCGGGTAGCTGAGGTACCGCCCGGGCCACGGTGGCGCGGCAGAGCTCGGGGCGCTCGGGGCTGGCGGAGGCACAGGCGCTGGCGCCGGCGAGGGCTGACCGCCTGCGCTCGCCAGCACTTCGGCGAAGGGGAACGCCGAGCCGCAGTCGACGTGGCCCCCACCCCAGGAGCCCAGGTCGATGTGCTGGCACACGCCGCGCCCGCCCGACTGTGCCTGCGCAGGGGTCAGCGCGACCAGCGGCACGCCGAACGCTGCCGCTTCCTCGGCCAGCCACGCCGCGCAGGAGTCGAGCATCGCCGGGTGGCGCGACCACTCCCCGGCGTCCCAGTTGGCGAAGCCACAGAGCTCGGCCGAAACGCTGACTCCGTTGGCCCCGGCCTGGGTCCACGCGTTGTCGGCCCGCTTGACGTAGACGCCGATGGTGCCCGGCGTGTCGTCGATCCCGGCGTGGCTGGAGCACTCGTTGGCCGGATTGGCGAACCACGAACCGAGGCTCTCGATGGTCCTCGCACCTTCGGCGGTATGCAGCACCAGAAGCCTGACTCCGCCAGGGTCGCGGCCGGAGTAGTTGGGCGAGGGCATCGCCACCCGGGTCAGAGCCACCGCCGATCCTCCTCGTCATCGAGGGGCGAGCGCGCCGGATGGGCTGGCGGATCTGGCGGATCTGGCCTCGGCACAGGCCACTCCGCCTCCCGGTCGAAGCGCTCCAGCGGAGGCAGGTCGCGCTCGGTCATGGCTTGGCCGTCCCATCGGCGTTGAAGTAGAGGCCTGCGATGGTGGGCCAGTTGGCCTGGGTCAGCGAGAGCAGGTCGGCGTCGGTCGCCAGGGATTGGTCGATGGTGCCGTCACCAAGGTCGACCTTCTCCGCGATGCCGGGGCCAGCGGCGTTGGCCCGGACGAACGCGCTGAGGATATCCAGGTCGGCCTTAAGGACTGCGTCGGCCAGGGCGACGATATCGAGGCGGGTGTCGTTGATGTACGTCTCGGCCTGCTGGGCCGCCGCGGCCTGGGACCGGCCATTGAAGTCGGAGTCGTTGGAGAGTTGGAACTGCGCCTGGTAGCTCACAGGAGTTTCCTTTCTACGGGTGGTTGTAGGCGATGTTGAGATAGGTCTCTGAGCCGCGCAGGGTCAGACTGGTCTGGGTGGTGGAGAACTGAAAGGTCATGGTGTCGCCCACGGCGCACCGGTCAACCACCACCTGCGGTTTCTCGTTGAAGCCGGTGGGCGCAGTGGAGCCGCCAAGGAGGATCTGGGCTCCGTTCTTGTAAAAGGCCAGATTCGTCTGGCCGTTGGTGGTCGAGGAGTTGACGCCGACCTGGAACGAGAACGTGTAGACGCCAGCGTATTTGCACGTCCAGGTGGTACCGCTGACCGCGTTGGCGTCGTCAAAGGCCGAGCTGCTCCACGTGACCGGGACGAGCGTGCCCGAGGTGGCGGAGCTGGTTCCCGAGCCGGAGTAGCGGGCCGAAGCCTTGACGGCGACAGGCACCGCCAGCTGCTGGCCCGGGCGGACGTCGGTGATGTTGGCCTGAGCCAGCGTTACCACGCCGGGCGCCACCGCCACCTGGGCCAGGGCGATGGCGCCAGCGGGCGTGGCCGGGACAGCGGGATTGGACGCCGCGGGCGTGCCCTGGATGGCGGTGAAAACGAAATCGTTGTTGGTTCCGCCATCGAGATCGGTGCCGCGGGGCTGGCAGATCACCAGGTCGATACGGGGCTGGGCCGACGCGCCGCCGATGGGCACGAGCTCGGTCGCGTCGGAGACGCAGAGCGTGGAGCCGGTGGAGTTTTGCGTCGGCACCGCGGCCGCGCCCGGGGCGACGTTGAGCGTCATGGAGGCAGGCGCGGTCTGGGCGGTCACGGCGCAGCCGACCAAAGACGCCAGCGGCCACAGGGCGGCGATAAGCCTGCGATCGACACCGGCGGCGTAGGAACCGGACTGCTCCCACAGTGGCGTGTAGCGGGTCATTGGGTCACCTCAGAGCTAGAGCGTTGAGATCGTGCTGGGACTGCTGGATTAGCTGGACCAGGGTGCGCCCGGGCTGGCCGACCGTGAGCAGCACGTCCTCCTGGCCGTCGTCGCCGATCTGGTAAGTGATGCCGAGGACACGGACGTTGGTGTTGACGTTGAGGCGCCCCGATTGAACGACCAGCGGTACCACGTCGCCCATGAACGGCGCGCCGTAGTAGTAGGTGCCCGGGGTGAGGGTCAGGGTGTAGACCGGGATCAAAGTCCCGTGCAGCGACAGGTCCCCCTGCGCCTGGGCGGTCAACGCGGCGGGAGTGACGATGGACGGCGCGTTGTCGGCGCTCATCCACAGGCCGATGGGGTAGGTGGGGACGTTGTTGGCGTCGGCGTTCCAGGTCTCGGCGAACAGCTGGGCGGTGGCCGGGTTGCCTCCGCTGGAGTTATTACCGATGACCCGCCAGTAGTTGCCATAGGTACTGGAGTCGATGGTGCGGGTGAGGGCGGAAACCGTGGAGCCGTACACCAGCGCCAGGTCCGAGCGCTGCACCCCCTGGTAGGGGTAGAAGACCCGCAGCGCGTCGGAGGAGCCGGTTAGCCCTGCCGGGAGCACGTCGTAGTCGAACCCGTTGACCAGCGTGGCCTCGCCATCGAGGATGGTGAGCAGGTCGGTGGAGGCGTTGAAGGTGTTGGAGCGGAGCTGGCCCGACTTGGCGGAGCGGGTCGAGCCGTCGGGGTTCGCCAGTAGGAGCACCAGCGGCAGCACCGACCCGGGCGCCAACGACGTGCCCGAGCTGGCGGAGACAGCGCTGGCCCGGGTAACCAGATCAGCGGCCATATCGTCCTGGTCGGCGTTGGTGTAGGTGACCGCGGCGGTGAGCAGACGGCGCGACAGCATCGCCAGATGGTCGTGGGCGGTCACGTTGACGACGTGGGTTTCCTCGGTCAGGTTGTCGGCGGTCTGGGTGATGGGGCCACGGAACATTGGCCGGTCCACGTTGGCGGTGTCGTCCCATCGCCACGCCACCACGTCCTGCTGGAGCTCGGCGATGAGCCCGGCAGCCTCCGAGCGACCGTCGATGGCGAAGTCGAGCTGGGCCGAGGAGTTCCAGGCCCGGGTCAGCACCCGGGTCATGGCGTCGGGGAGTACCGCCATCGTCGTCTGGGCCAGCGACGCGTTCCCGGTGAAGTCGCGGGCGTGGAGGGTGACGCGCCACCGGCCGCGCCCGGGCGGCACCGGATACGTGCCCGGCGCAGCTCGGAGCCCGGGCGATCGCGATTCGGCCAGCTCCGCCAGCTCGAGGACCTCGGGCGCACGCCCGGCAGGCCAGGTGGTACTACCGGCGTACAATTGTGCGGTACTACTGGCGCCGCTCACGTCAGGTACCCGTCCTGCCAGATGGCCTGGGCCTGGGTCGAGCCTGAAGCCGATCCGGCCGCCATCCCGAAGGTGGTCGAGGCAGGGGCGACGGGCAGCACCGGCCAGACGGTGTGGTACCAGTCCAGCCAGGCCAGCTCCGACGCACCGCCCGGGCCGTTGAGGTAGGCGGTCTTGGCTACGGTGTCCACCTCCACAAAGTTCCCGGCGTCGACCCGGTAGGCGCCCACGAACGCCACCTCCGACACCGCTCCGGCACTCGGGGTGAACGTCACCACCGGACCGGTGGCCGGGCCGTAGATGCGCAGGAGCGGGCGTACGGCCACGTCGCCGGGCGAGAAGATGGCGCCGGTCGACGACGACCCACCGCCGACAGGGTAGGAGCGGCTGTAGATGAGCGGGTACGTGCGCCCGCTGCCTCCCGCTGCCCCGGCCAGGGCGATGGCGGTGTGGACGATGGGGTCGCGGGCGATGGGGTCGGCCGCTTTCCACTGGAGCTGGATGTCCCGCTCCACTCCTCCCACCACCTGCCAGGCCGAGGCCATCGCTCGCAGGGTTAGCGTGCGCTCGGGCGCGCCCGGCCGGTCGAGCACGTAGTGCAGCACCGGGCGGGCCGAGGGCACCATGAACTTGGCGAAGCTGGCGGCGACAGCGTCGATCTGCGCCCCGGCCCCAGTCTCGGCCTTTATCTCTGCCGCGACCAGGCGCGGCCCCATCAGGGTCGTGCGGTCCACCGCGCCGTCGGTGTCGGGCCGGTTGGTGATGACCTCGCGCGGCTCGGGGTAGCCCAGGTCGAGGGACTGGCAAAACCAGCCTCCGGTGGTGCTCTCCAGCGGCAGCGTCACCGACCCGTCGCCGTAGAGGTCCAGCCAGGCCGTGCGTACGCCAGCCTGGCCCGAGATGACCGCGCCCATTTACACGCCCCGGGTCTGCGCTACCCACGCCACCTGCTTCATGAACGACTCGACGTCCATGGCGGTGGAGAAGGTGGCGTTTTGGACGTGGACCACCGGGCCGCGCCTGGCGGCGACAGGCGCCGGGGTGATGACCTCCCCGGCGTGTGCGTAGACCAGGCCCGAGCCGGTCATCAATCCGCCCTGGGCGAGGTGGGGGATATGGGGCATCCCGACGTTGACGGTGGGGACGTGGACCGGGCCGACGTGCCAGCCGCCAATCTTGAAATGCAGCCGGTCCCAAATATCGATCAGCTCGTTGATGGCGGCACGGAAGGCGTCGGTGATGCCGTGCCACATATTTCCCACCAGGCGAGCCACCGATCTCGGCAGCCCGGCCACCCAGCGCAGCATGGCGTTCCAGATATTCACCACGCCGCCGTAAACGACCGAGGCCTCGTGGGAGATGAAACCCCACAGCCCCGACATCGCCCCGAGCACGGCGCCGGGGATCCCGCCGACCCAACGGATCATGGAGTTCCAGATGTTGACGACGTAGGAGAGCACGGCGTCGGCCTCGCGCCAGATGAACTCCCACGCTCCCGAGGCTGCCGCGTACAGCTTGGCCGGGATGGAGGTGAAGAACGTGACCAGGTCGTCCCAGATCCCCTCGATGTAGGAGATCACGGCCATGGCGTCGGCCTTGATGGTCTGCCAGTGCTTGTAGATCAGTGCGACGGCCAGGGCGATTGGGCCGAGCAGGATTCCGAGCAGGTACGGCCAGTTGGATTTGATCCAGTCCCAGACGTCCTTGATGATCCGCTTCATCCCGCCCCAGATCTCTCCCCAGTGCTTATAAATCTCGTAGGCGGCCAGCGTCAGCACGCCGATGGCGGCCACGATGAGCAGGATCGGTGCCAGGGGCAGGGCTTCGGCCGCGGCCATGAGCGGGCCAGCGATTTCCATTATCGACGCCAGGGCCATGATGGCGACGCCTGCGATTTGCAGGGTCGGGCCGTACTTCTGGCCGAACATGGATATCTGGTCCTCGATCTTGGTCTTCATGGCGTCGAGGTGACCGGAGAAAGTGTTGGCGGCGGCAGACGCCTGACCCTTGAGCTTGCCCGCCAGTAGATCCACGGCCGAGCCGTGGGCGCCGGAGGCCTTCCTCGCCGCGTCCTGGGCCACGGTGAGCTTCTGGTGGGCGGCGACCGCTTTGGTCGAGGCGTCGTTCACCGCCAGCTGGGCGTTCTGGAGCTGGAACTGCTGGGCCAGAGTGAGCTTGTGGCGGGTGTGGTCGAGGTCCTCCAACTGGGCCAGCTTCAGCTTCGCCGTGGCGAGCTTGGTATCGGCCGCCTGAGCCTGGGAGGTGGCGGTGAGCAGACCCTTCTGGACCGACGCTGTCGAGGCCACGGTTATCCCGAATTCCTTGAGGAGCTTGGTGTTCCCGTTGTAGACCTTCCCGAGCTGCGTGGCCGCGGTGGCGAGACTCTCGTGCTTGGACGCGGCCAGGTCGGAGGCCTCGTTGAGGAGCCCAAGGGCTTTGGCCGGGCTGCCGGTGGCGACGGTCAGCGCTCGCAGGGCGTCCTGGGTCTGCTCGGAGGAGTGACCGAAGTTCTCCTGGTGATGGATGGCCTCTTCGATCTGCTTGGCGTAGGTGTCGTAGCTGTGCCCGGTGGCGGCGATGGCGGCCTGGAGCTGCTGGTGGCTGGCCTTCTCCTTGGAGCCGAAGGCGGTCAGCGCCGCGCCCACCCCGGTCATCACGCCACCGATGGCCGCCATCTTTTCCCTGACCGAGGCACCGTGCTCGGCCAGCTGACCCATGGCGTCGTTGACGTTCGCCAGCTCCTGACCGAACGGCCCGAGGATGCCCGTCTGATTGATCGAGTTGATCATGGACGAGAAGCCGGAGTGCATCTTCGAGAAGACGCCCGCGCCCTTTTCGGCTGCCCCGGCCACGCTCTTGGCGAAGCCGCCGATATCGCCCAGGACGCGTACGGCGATTGACGGACCGGCCATTAGCGGCGCCTGGCTCGGTTGGCGTTCTCGATGGCGGCGGCCTCAGTGACCATGTGGCGCACCATCGCCGACAGCATTTCGGGGCTCAGCTCGTCGACGTCGCGGGGGAGGCAGTGGTAGAAGGCGCAGAAGGAGGCGATGCCGTCGGCGGTGCGGCGGGCGTAGGGTCCACCTCGGTCACCTCTATCTCACAGAACCACGAGTGAAGCCACAGCGAGGTCACGTCCCGCTCGGGCCAGTCGCGCATCAACAGCCGCCAGGCGGCGTAGCGCTCCTTCCCGGACTCGTTCGAGCACACCTCGCCGAACGAGGTGCCCAGCTTCTCCAGCTGGTCGGAGATCCGTGGCGAGGGCAGGCGCCGGGCGTAGGACTCGAGCTCGGCCATCGTGCAGGTCACCACCTCGGGCAGCGCTTCTTGGGCGGCTTCGGCCCCGGTGATTTCAGTCATGAACGGATTCTCCTTCGCTGGTCTGGTTGGTCCAATGGAACGATCGCACTGTCTCGGTCACCGCATCGTTGTAGAGGCCAGCGGATCTGGAGGCGACCTGAATCGCCGCTGGGAAGAGGTACCGGCCGCGGGAGTCGTACTCCCTGGTCGACTCATGGGGAACCTTGCGGCGCCCGCCGAACTCCACCCACCCGGCGTAGCGCACCGAGGGACTGCCCATGTGGAGGGTGGCCCCGGCGCGGTTGGTGTCTACGCGCACGTCGGCGGCGAGGCGCCCGCTGACCTGGGGGAGCTGGCTCCGGGTCACCGCGGCCAGCGGCTCCAGGGCCTGGAGGCCTGCGCCCCGCATGGCTTTGACCATCGGCCCACTCGGCCCGGCCAGCTTCTTGAAATCCCGGGCCAGCGCGTCCAGCCCGGCCACCTCCACCTTGGGCGTCGCCAACGCGGCTGCGCTCGTCAGGCTTTCCCGGCGACCCAGGCCGTGCCCGACCAGTGGGCGGCCAGCAGGTCGGCGGTGATGACGTAGCTGCCGGTGGTCCACGCCGTGGCCGGGTTGGCGGTGAGCCCCGACAGTGCCGCCAGGTTCGCCGGCACGGTGGCCCCCGAAGGCGTGTAGTAGCCAGGCGCGCCCATCTGGGCCCCGGTGGCGGCCACCGCTCCCTTGTTGACCGAGGGTGGCCCGGTCAGCAGCCAGTCGATGGCGACCTCCGCCGCGGCGCCTGCGTCGCCCACGATGTAGTCGAAGGGCTGTGGGATTACCAGGCCGGAGATGATGGGGTTGTTGGTCGACGGCGCCCACGAGGCGTGGGGCCGAGCCGTCCACGCCACCGGGGTGTTGGAGGCCTGGTAGCTGGTCAGCGCAGCGTTCAGCGTGTCGAAGGTGGCGCCCGGGTCGAAGGTCTGGTAGAGCGTGGCCCGCAGGTGGTACTTGGTGACTCCCGGGTAGTCGATTTCCGAGCAGAAAGTCGTGACCGTTACAGGCTTGTTCTCGGCGAACGGCGCCTCCAGGTGCTTGACCAGGCAGGAAAGGTTGACTCCGCCAAGGGTGAAGTACCCGTCATTGAGGATCAGCGGCGTGGCGACGGGTGGCGTCGGATCTCCTGTCGCTGTCAGAGCCGGGAGGGCGGGAGCGTCGCCACCGTTGGGCGGGTCCATTACGTCGGCGTTGGTCATAGCAGGGTTCCTTTCACATCTGGACGGTGAGGATCAGTTCGCACAGCAGGAGCTGGATTCCCCCGGCCCCGGTGACGTTGCGCCAGTTCCGCTCCTCGGACGGGTAGGCGTTGAGCGTCGGCGCCGCGCCGCCGAGGGTGGGGTCGGAGCGAATGGTGGCCCGGCACAGCTCCTTGAGCGCCTCGATGCGGTCCTCGGTTTCCACGCCGCCGACGATGACCAGCGGAAGCGTGGCCTCGTCAATGCCGGGGGCGATGGTCGAGTACGCCACCGTCTGAGGACGGCTGACCACGACGCAGTTGGGGTTGAGCGTCTCGGGCGGCGAGCGGTGGACGGTCACGCCGGTGGCCGGGCCGAGAACGCTGACGAGGGCAGCCGACACGGTGGCGCGGTCCCAGCTCACCCGAGGACGATGACGAGGTACGGCGCCATCAGCGTCTCGATGTCGGGGTCTTTCGGCCCCACTCTGACGATGCCCATATCGCCCCAGCCGATGGTCCCGTCAACCGAATCCCGGCGCCGGGTGAGCCGGGCTGCCTCGTACTGGGCCACGGTGAAGAGGGGATCGGGCAGCGGGGCCACGAACGTGGCCGAGCCAGGGACGTACTTGGGGTCGACCCGGTTGGTGACCCAGGCGATGGCGGCCGACAGGTTGGTGGAGATGAGAGCGTCGTCGGTGGAATCGTCCACCCGTAGCAACGCTTTCACGTCGGTCAGTACCGGCCAGTCGGCCGCCATCGCTTCTGAGCCTCCCCTCAGTTACTTGGCCGAGCCAGAGGTCTTGGCCGGAGGCGGCTGCGCATCCTGTTCGGCCGGAGCCGGGATGGTGGTACCGGCATCGATTTTGGCGATGGCGTTGGGGTAGCGGCCGAGCACCACCGCGGCGTAGCCCCACACTCCGAGGCGGATCGCCTCTGGCCCGAGCACCTCTTCGTAGCGGAAGTTGAACGTCGAGGACTCCAAGAGCAGGGAGTCGTCGAGCTTGACCACGTAGAGGTGGTTGTCGACTCCAGCCCAGCTCGGGATGACCTGTAGTCCCACGACCTCCCCGGCGATCTGGCCGTAGGTCACTGCCTCGCCCAGGCCGTAGGCGTTGACCGGGCCGTGGTAGCCGGTGGTGACCAGCGGGCGACCCTGCTGGTCCTTCTCCTTCGCCATGAAGGCCCAGGCCCCCTCAGAGCACAGCACCGCCCGCGGCGGCGACTTCCGATGCTTGCGGACGCTGGCCGAGCCGTCGATGAAGGCGTCGAAGAGGTTGGCGTAGACAGGGGCGGTGCCCGGGTAGGTGATGGTCGCCGCATAGCTCGCAGCGTTCTCGAAGGCGTTGACCACCGCGGTTTCGATCTGCTCGTTATACGAGCCCATGCAGTCGGCGTAGACGATCCCATCTATCGCAGGGTTCGAGCCGTCGACCAACTGGCGGCTCACGTCGACCTTCCCGGTGTAGGTCTTGGGGCTGGTGGTCAGCACCGTGGCGTTGAAGCTGCCGTCGTTGGGGGCGGTGCCCTCCGAGGCCTGAGCGGTCACCGCGGCGCCGGGCGCCGTCTGGACGCCGATGTTGACCGGGTTGGCGTCGGTGATCCCCACCCGGCGCAGCGCGTCGGCCCACGGTCGGGCGCCGTGGGCGATGATGGCGAACTCCTCGAACAGCCACGTTGGCGGTACCACGCCTCCGCCGGTGCCGGTGGTGCCGAGGGCACGCATCTGCAGCTCGTGGCGGTCGAGACGCTGGCGAGACTGGGGGTCGTGGTCGAGCTGGGCGTGCAAGAGGTCACGGAAGAACCTGTGTCCGTCAGGGTTATCGCGCCGGTAGAGCTCCGGCTCCGAGCGGACCTGGACCACCGAGGTCCTGCTCCCGCTGTCGCCGCTGTCGCCGCGGTCGGGCAGGTTCGCCAGCGCGGTCACGGTGGACTGGCGGCGATCCTCTGTCTCGCGCAGCTGGACGATGCGGTCGCCCAGCGGCTCCATCTCCGAGCGGAGGCCGTCGAGGATGGCGGTCTCTTGTTCGTCGGGATCGCGCTGCTCGTCGTGGCAGCGATTGAGGATGGTGTCGTAGCTCTCGAAGAGCTGGTTGTAGTCGGAGCCCAGTCGCTCCAGCAGTCGGTTCGGCATTTTGGTCTCCCGGAGTGTCGAGAAGTGGGACGCCCAGGGCGCGGCGCAGGGACTCAGGCCCTGAGCCGGTTCCGGCGCCCGACGGTTCCGCTTGCCAGCGGGTTCGTCACTCCCGGGTTCGACTGCGTGCAGCGGTGACGGTAGCACCGGGAGGTCGCCGGGGCGAGGATCACCCGAGCGCCACCTACGCTCACGCTCGTGGGCCGCTCGTGGCCGGGGGTGGACACCTGGGCAGCAGATCAGGAGCGGTGACGAGAGGGTAGGTTGGCGGGCGTGACCGTGGCTCAGGGTTGGTGGCTGGTGGCCGAGGTGGGCGTGATCGCTCTCGTCACCCTCATCACGTTCCTCCTGGCGCGCCGCTAGGTCAACCGAGAGGCCCACTCCGCAGCCGCTCCTGGCCGCTGCCGCCCGCGGGTGGACGGTGATCCACCCGGCGCTCTCGGGTTCAGGTACCGCCAGTCTCGATGTTCCAGCGCTCCAGAGCGTGTTCGAGGCCGTGTTCGATGCTCTCCAGCGCGTCGGCGATGCGCTTTACCTCAGCGAGGAGCTCGGGATCGATCGGGGGAGCGACGTCGGACATTGGCGGAACCTCCTCAGAGGACGAGAGCCCGGAAGCGCTCGCGCTCGGCCTCCAGCTCGGGCAGGCGCGAACGGACGCCGAGGACCTGGGCGTCAGCGTAGACAGGCTCGTGGGTCAGGGCCACGTGGTCGAGGTGGGCCGAGATCCGGTCGATGACGCCGTCCTCGCCGCGCTGGCTCCCGGCACCCTTCGCCGAGAACCCGACCGACAGACCGGTGACCTCGCCAGCCTTTACCAACTTGAGCGCGTCCTCGGCCCGGGAGGTGTCGAAGAGCTGCCACTCGCCGTACAGGCCATCGGGCTGCTCGCGCAGGCCGGTGGTGCGCCCGATGGGGTGGCGACCGTCGATGCGGTCGGAGTGGGCGTCGTACAGCTTGACCTGACCGACCTGGCCCGAGCCGACCTGGCGGGAGAACACCCCTGGCTGGAAGCGCTCCCGGAAGCTGGCGACCTGAGCGATGACGCCGTAGGGCACGGCTCGGCCGAAGAGTGTGCGTCCGTCAGAGGAACTGCGCAGCTCCATGATCAGCTCGAAGGTCCGCTCCTGCGGCCCCAAGGCGACGTTGGGGATCGGCTCCACGGGATATGAGCGTACATCGGTGGCCCCGGCCGGGCGGGATCTGCCCGAGCCAGCGCTTCCCTGGTAGGAGCCGATGGGTCCGCTCATCGGGGTGGCCTTCGACAGGGCTTTGGCCTTATTCATGGCCGAGGCACGCTGGTCGGCGGTGAGGGTGGAGGCCTGGGAGATCCGGCTGAGGGCGTTAGCCAGATGACCCGGGTCGAGCTTGCCATCCGAGCCGAAGACCGGAAAGAACCTGTGGGCGCTGTCGGTCTTCCCTCCGGTCTTGGTGCCGCCCGGGGTGATGAGCAGGAACGCTGAGTCGGGCAGGTCGTTGACGTAGGCGGTGGGCCACTGAGCCCGCAGGTACAGCGGACGCATATCGAGGGGCATCTCAGCCTCCTTTCCCGTTGGGTCCGGCAGCCGAGGCGCCGCTCCCCACGGTCTGGTTCGGGTGCATCATCGGCGGGCTCACCGGGGGGTTCGGCTCGGGCGTCGAGTTGGGCGTCGCAGGTCCCCCGCCCACCCGCGGCATCGCCGGGCTGCCCGGGGCAGGGGCTGGCGCCGGCGAGGGAGCCGGTGCTGGCGGAGCTGTGGCGGGCATCCCGGCCACCGCGGCCATCCCCGGCAGGAGGTCGACGCCAGCCGCCTTGACCTGGTCATTGATCTCGTCGGCCACGATGGCCATCGGGTCCATATTCTCTTTCGCCCTGATCTCGTCAGGCAGCATCCACAGCGACTGCGGCCCGGGGCCACCGAGGGCAGCCTGGTAGGCCTGATACAGCGAGAGGGTGTCGGTACGCAGGCTGGCCGAGAGGTTCCACTCGACGTGCTGGCCCCGGGGCACCAGCTCGAGCGACGCTGCCTCCTCCAGCAGTCGGGTCCACGGCGCCACCGCGTCGTTGCGGGCCTGCACCTCCTCCATCTCGGCGTTGCGGTAGGTGCCTCCGCCCACGCTGGCGCCGAGCTTGGAAGGCGGCACGCCCCACATGAGGGCCACCTCGACCAGGGAGAACTGGCGGCTCTCGATCATCTGGGAGTCCACCGGGTTGAACGCCACCGGGGTGAAGTCGGTCAGCTCGTTGAGAACCGCCACCCCCGGTGTCCCGGCGTATTTACTGATCCACTGGGTCTTGGCCTGGTCAGCCTGTTCCTGGGTCACCTCGGGCCGGTGGACCTTGAGCACGCCGATGGGCATCCCGCCCGAGTTGAAATAACCGGCGCCGTAGCTCTGGAGTGCGAGGGCCATGGCGATGGCGTCGGAGTCGGTGTCGATGAGGCCGCGCCCGAGCGGCCAGCCTGCCCTACCCAGGTGACTCTTGACGTGCCATATCTCCGAGGGGTCGTAGATCTGCCCGGCCACGTACCAGGCGGCGATGGTAGGAGCCATCGGGTTCCCGGTGAAGCGCACCGCGGCCAGCGTCGGGTGGATCGGCTTGAGCGTCGTGGGCCAGCCGTTGCGGTCGGTGGCGGTGATGATGTTGATGGCGTTCCCGTAGAGGGTGAGGCTCTCGGCCTGCCCGGTCCAGTAGGCCATCGGCGTCTGGTTGGGATCGGGCTGGACGACCACAGGCGGCTGGGGGTCGACGACGTCGGTGCCGCGGTAGACGTAGCGGGGCAGCATCCCCACGGTTCCGCAGGTGTAGGCGCAGCCGCGCCAGAACGCTGGTACCGACAGGGCATCGGATTCCGATGGCGGAGGCAGCACCGAGCTCGGCGGCCACGTCTGCTCCGGCCCGGCCATGAACTGCGTCGGCCCCAAGGCCGGGCCCACGCCCCGGGCGGCGGAGCCGACGTTGGGGGAGCTGCGGTTGAGCAGCGCCGCCAGGCCCATTTCAGTGCCTCGCTTCGGTCAGCTCGGCGGCGATGCCGAAGGCCAGTAGTCCCAGCCCGCCCGCCACCAACCCGGCCCACACCGCCAGCAGCCCGAAGCCGAAGGCCACCGCTACCACTCCGAGCAGTTGTGTGAGCACCGGCAGCCATCGTCGCAGGTCACGGCGCTCCGCGCCATCATCGAGCCAGTCGATGCGCGGGCCTGGCGGTAGTGGGGCGCTCACAGCACCTGGATCTTCCCGTCGCCAGCCTTCACGAGGCCCCAGCGTGCCAGAGTGGCCGCCACCAGCGGGGACACATCGGTACCACCCTTCCGGCCCCACGCCCAGGCGTCGCCCAGGATGCGTTTGCGTGCCCCGGCCACCGCGGCGTTGAGCACCGGCTGATCGAGGTGGACGACGGTGCCCTGGACCACCGCGTCGTAGAACCCGCCGCAGGCCGCGGCGTACTCGCGCCCCGACACGGTGTCGGTCTTGACCATCGCCCCTGCCAGGTCCACGCTTAGCGATCCGGCTGGCCCGCCCGGGTCGAGGACCACCGGCCACGGTCCCCAACGCTGGTAGAGCTGGTGCATCCGCTCGGGCAGCCACTCCGTGCCGGGGCGATGGTCCACGATCTCCAGGTGGACCCGGTGGTCGTCGGTCCAGCCCGCGGCGGCGACGCTGGCGTAGCCACGGTCGGGCGTCACGTCGACCGCGAAGCACGGTGTCCCCCGAAGCTGGCTGTCGGCCCGGCGCAGCGTCCCCCAGGTCAGGATGGGCAGCACCGTAAGGCCAGCGGGAGCACGCCGGTTGAGGTAGGCGCGGCTCCAGTCGCCCGGGTCCAGCGCGTCGTGGTCGGCCCGGATGGTGCCGATGGTAACGGTGCGCCCGAGCGCGGGCATACAGCGCCACCACGTGTCCTCGGCATCGGGATCGTCGTCGTCGCCCGCCGACCACTCGAAGTAGCACACTCCCGACAGGGCTCCGGCCTCGACCCTGGCTCGGCCATCCTCGCAGCGGTCGTTGAGGAACACTGACTCGTCTGTGCCTTCGGTGGAGAGCACCCACATCTGCGCCGCCGGGCGGGTCATCATGGCCGGGCGATAAGCCTGGGCCAGGCGCTCGTCGCGCTGAGCCCACGCCTCGTCCACCACGCCCAGGTCGAGGTAGAACCCGTGGCCGGAGGTTTCGGTGCTGGCGGAGATGCCGATCTGGCTCCCGGTGGCGCGGACCACCATCCGTTCCAGGCCGGTTTGGCGGAAGGTGGTGATGGCCGGGGCGAGCGGTGACAGGCCCAGGAAATCGGCCTGCTCCTCCCACTTGAGCCTGGAGGAGTTGCGGTCCTGGGCCGCGTAAATGACCCGCTGCATCTGGCCCCAGTAGAGGCAGCGGTCGAGCTCGGCCAGGAGGATGAGCAGCGTCTTTCCCGACTGGCGGGGCACCTTGACCCTGACTTCCCTGTAGGCGGGCAGGCCGCTGAACCGGTCGACTTCGAGCGCCACGTTGACCACCTGCGCCTGCCAGGGCATTAGCGGTCGCCCCAAAGTCCTGGCGAGCTTGGCGATCCGCCCGCCGAAGGTGCGCCGCTCAGGACTCCGGGGCGTCGCCCATCTCGCCGGACATAGTGGCGAGGAGGGCGGCGAGAGTGTCAGTGTCGTCATCGGCGTGGCTCCGCAACATTGTCAGTGCGGCGAGCTGGACGCGCGCCAGCGAGGCCAGAGCGGCGGGGGACTCGGTCGGCTCCACCGTGTCCAGCGCCGTCGCCACTGTCCGTACCAGGGCCAGGGTGGCCTCGTCCACCGGCTCCAGATGGCCCAGTAGGCGCAGGGCGGAGATGGTGGCCTCGGCCGAGCGCCGGTTCCGGTACCCGCCGCGCGGAGGGGTGAGATCCTCTGTCCCCCCCAACAGCCCGAGGTCGCGCCCGAGCTGGCGGACCACCTGGGCGTTGGCCGACTTGACCTGCTGGAGAGGGTTGCGGACCAGACCTTTGGCGCCCTGGATGACCGGGCCTGACCGATCCAGCAGCGTCTGCGCCCGGTTGAACTCGGCTACGGCGTTGGCGTAGACACACAGAGCGTCGGGGTCGGCCTCGGGCCTGGCGGCGATGGCCCGGCGCCAAACGTCGGCCGCCTCGGGCGTCAACCACGCTGGCGGAGCCAGAGCTCCTCGAGGAAGCCTGGCGGAGCCACGGTTCCTCTCGCCGGCCGATGAAGCGGTGGCGGAGCCAGGGCCGCCGGGGTGGCGGGCGGAACCCCTGGCCCCGCCAGCCTCATTCTCCCCTCCCGGCGAATCCCTGCCTCGGCCACGCTTCCCTGCCATCGACGCCCATTCTCCCTGCCTCCGCCAGACCGTTTTGCTTTTCGCCTGGAGTTTTCCATGACCGCGCAAAACCAAGAGCTCGGAAGAGCG